ATATCCTACAGTAGCTAATCCAATTATCGACCCAGCAGAAGTTGAATCAGCTAGAGAAGACTTAGGTGAATTAGTATTTGCTCAAGAGTATCTTGCAGAGTTTATATCTGAAGGTGCACAAATCTTTAGGTCATCTTGGTTTAATTATTATAAACCGGGAGTGGGAACGCTTTGGGCTGATGGTAAAAAATATAAAGAAAGTGAATTACAACGATTTGCTACTGTTGACTTAGCAGTATCAACAAAAGAATCTGCTGACTATACCGTTATATCTTGTTTTGGTTATCACGCAGATGATGACAAGTTGTTTATGTTGGATATGTTTAGAGATAGAGTTGAAGCTCCCGACATAGTTCCACAAATAGAACGAATGGTTGGAATACATAATCTTGAATGGGTAGGAATTGAACGAGCTGGTTATCAATTAGCAATAGTTCAGTTTGCAAGAAGGCAAGGTATAAAAATTAAAGAATTAAGGGCTGACAAAGACAAGCGTTCACGAGCACTTCCTTTGTCTGCTAAGATGGAAAGAGGATTAGTTTACTTTCCCAAAAATGCAGATTGGGTCAGCGAAGTAGAGCGAGAGCTTTTAACTTTTCCAATTGGAGTTCACGATGATATCGTGGACACATTGGCGTATGCTACTTTAGCTGGTAACAAGAAGAGGAAATGGCAAGCGTATTAAATGGCTGAAGAGAAGAAAAGTTTTTACAGACGAAGTGTAGAGTATCTACAAAAACCACCACAAAGAATGATAGACGGAGAGAAGAGAAGTCCTCTTGACAGATATGATTCTATGCTTACTAGCAATTATGGTTTCAATACACAATCCGGATTTTTTCCACAAAAATTAATTGATGATATGGGAGATGGTCTAGGCAACTCTGCCGTGACTGCTTGTTTGAATGTTCTTGCAACTTCATTTGCTGAACCTAGTTTAAAAGTTTATAAAAAGATTGATGGTGGTAAAGAACTACAACAATCTCATCCAATGGAAGTATTAATGAATAGACCAAATGAGTTCCTCAGTGGACAAAGTTTGGCTCATTACATAGTCACTTCCTTATCAGCACACGGTGATGCATTCTTATTAAAAGTTAGAAATAGAACAGGCAACGTAGTTCAGTTAGTTCCTTTAATGCCTAACTATGTAAAAGTTAGAGGTAATGAAAGAGAATTAATTACTCACTATGAATACTACGCTGTTAAACAAAACAATACCCTTTCACAAGATTATATAGAATTACCAAGAGAGAACGTTGTCCACGTTCGACAAGGTATGGACCCGGATGACCATAGAAGAGGCTTTGCTCCTTTACGAACAGTATTGAGAGAATTAGCTGGTGATGAAGCTGCAGGTCAATTTGCTGTTGCTTTATTACACAATATGGCTGTTCCCGGTGTTATCTTAAGTCCTAAAGATGACACAATGGGTGGTCCTTCGAGGGAGGAAGCTGAAGCTATTGCACAGGCTTTCAAGTCAAAGTTCTCGGGAGCTAATAGAGGTGCACCAATGATTATGACTGGTGCTATGGATGTAGACGTAGTCTCATTCACCCCGGAACAATTGAACCTAACTGCATTGAGAAGATTGCCGGAAGAAAGAGTATCCTCTGTTCTTGGAGTTCCGGCAATTCTCGCAGGGCTAGGAGCAGGTCTTGATGCTGCAACTTATAACAACACTAAGGAATTAAGAGAGTTCTTTACTGAACAAAAAATGATTCCTTTATGGAATGCTGTTGCTGCTGAATTGACACATCAATTGTTACATACTGAATTTGAAAACAATGATTACAGTATGGTGTGTGCTTATGACTTAGAAGAAGTAAGAGCATTAGCCTCAGATAAGAAAGACTCAGTTCTAACAATGAACTCGGGTGTTCAAGGTGGTTTTGTTACTATCTCTGAAGCTAGAAAAACTTTAGGATTAGATGCAGATGAAAGCCACGACGTTTTCTTAAGACCTTTAAATATGGTGGCTGTTCCTGTAGGTGAGACTGGGGTTATGACTCAAAATGAAGAGAGCCAGCAAAACTCGCAGGAACAATCATCAGAAGAAGATGAGAAAGCTACTTTAAACACTACAAGATTTCAACCGGAAGTTAGAAGAAGCAAAAGAGTTATCGGTAAAAGACCTAAAAGAAAAAAGAACGTTACCGTAGATTTAACTATGGAATTTAAATCAGCTGAAGGTGATTATTCACTAATGGATGAAAAAGCAGCTATATCTGCTAAAGTTAAAAAAGTATTACAAAAGAAGGTTACAGACCACAATGCAGGAAGTTCAAAATATAAAGTCACTTATGGAAAGTTGGCAACTGTGTTCAGACGAGGGGTTGGAGCTTATAGAACAAACCCAGCTTCAGTTCGAGGTAATGTTTCTTCGGCAACCCAGTGGGGAATAGCCCGTGTCAACGCTTGGTTAAAAGGACTTAAAGGTTCTTTCCCAAGAAAACCATTTGATACTGATTTATTACCAGCAGGACATCCTCAAAAGAAAAAACCAAAAAAATCTAAAGCAGAATCAGTCAAAGTAGGAGATACAGTTTCTTGGTCTATTAATAAAGACCCCGACCCACCTTCAACAGTTCACGGCGTAGTTACTTCTGTCAACAGTGAGAAGAAAGAAGCAACTATGACAGTTTGGGCAATTATGGAAAATGGTGACCATAAGAAAACTGATAGAAGCGTAACAATGCCATTTGGTAAATTATCAAAAATAAAAGATTGGCGTAAAGAATCTAAAGCTAAAGATATAACTAACTTCCCTTCAAGTGGAGATAATCAAAAAGTTAGTTTAAGCAACTCCAAATTTAAACAATTCCCGGACCACGCTTATGTTAAAAATTTAAAAGAGAATTACCCGAAGATATGGAAAAGAGCAGGAACTGGTGGTAATCCACCTACTTCCTTCACTGGAAATGATGCATATAGAAACTGGACCAAGTATAAAGCTGGGGACAGAAGTGCATCAGTATTATCTTGGGTAAAAAGAAGAGAACGTTTTATGAGCCGACACTCCGGGAACACTCGACTAAATGGAATCATTGCCGTTATGAAATGGGGCGGTGTAACCAAGTCCGGTGTAAGCACTATGAAAAAAATCGTGAATGAGCAAAAGAAGAAAGAAGACGCTCGCAGTAAGAAAGCTATTGACCTTATAGCAGGAAACACTGACGATTTGACAAGTTAAAATAAAAGAGTATAAAAGGAGTTGTATTTTTTATGGCTAGTGAAAAATTCACAAAGTCAGTAAGTTTTAAAACTACTGATGACGAAAAAGGTAATGTTGAAGCAGTATTTTCTGTATTCAATAATTTAGATAGCGACGGCGATGTCGTCCTACCGGGTGCTATAAAGTCCGGATTCAAAGATGACCAAGTTCCAATGGTATTCGCACACAAGTGGGACCAACCAATTGGTAAAGGTAAAATAGTTCAAGAAGACGACAAAGCAGTCTTCAAAGGTAAGTTTTTTATGGGAACTGAGGCTGGTAAGGAAGCCTACAATCTTGCAAAAGAAATGGGCGACCTACAAGAATGGTCTTTCGGTTTCAGAATTAATGATTACGAAGTAGCTGAGTTCCAAAAAGATGGAGAGTCTGTAGGAGATGTTCGCTACTTAAAAGATTTAGAAGTATATGAAGTATCACCAGTATTAGTAGGTGCTAATAGGCAAACCTACACACTAGCCATTAAAACCGGTGAGGAAGCTATATACGAATCAAGCTCCGAAGAAAAAGCAGCCAATGAGAATGATATCTTCGATAACGAAGAAGATGCTAAGAAAAGAGCAGAGGAACTAGGATGTTCCGGTTCTCATACACACGAAGTAGACGGTAAGGAAGTTTATATGCCTTGCTCTACTCACACTGCTTATGAAGATGCAATAAAAAATGATGAAAAAGATTTGTCAGAAGATACAGAAGTTGTAGAAACTGAAGTATCTGAAGAGAAAGTTTCAGAAGATGAATCCAGCTTGCAAGGAGTTCGTTTTTCTGACGAGGTGAAGGATGTGCTTGCTGCATTGGAGAGCCTCATAGTAAGAGCTAAAGCAATCAATGTTTTACGCTCGAAAGATGGAAGGTCTTTATCGGCTAAAGCTGAATCAGCTCTTAGAGCTGTTCAAAGCGATTTAGATGACGCTTGGCAAGAGTTAGATGAGATTCTAGGGCAAGAAGATGAAACCCCGGAAGCTGAAATAGACACAGAAGCCGAAGTTGCAGAAGCTGAAGTTCCTGTAGCAGAAGATTCAGAAGCTCCAGTAGCTGAAGAAACAGAAGCTGAGGAAACTGAGGAAGAAGTATCTGAGGAATCTGAGACTGTAGATGTTGAAGAGGAAGAAGATTCAGAACCGGAATCAGAAGTCGCAGAAGATGAGGTAGAAGAGGTCGTTGAACTTGAAGAAGTAGATGCGGAATTTGAAGCCTTATTTGCTGAAGCTCAAGCCACAATAGCAGACTCTTATGTCGCTGAGCTTGAAGAAGACGAATAAGTATAAGTATAAAGTTATTTTGGAGAAAAATATAATGTCAGATTATAAAGAACAAATTTCCAAAAAGCGTGCTGAGTTAAAAGAAGTATTTGATAACCCAGTAGAAGACGGAAAGTATTCTGCTGAGCAAAAAAATGCTATCAATGGTTTAAACACTGAACTCGCTGAGTTAGTTGATGCAGCTAACCTTGACAAAAGCAAAGCCAAGAATGAAAAGGCAATGGAAACCGAAGCATATGCTCCGGAAGCTCCAGCTGAGCCAATTCAAACTGTAGGTGAAGCATTTGTTAAATCTGCTGCTTATGAAAACTACAAAACAGACGGTGTTAAAGGTGTAGACTCTACAGTAGGATTTAGCCCAATGGGTTATAAAACTACTTTAGGTGCTGGAACCACAAACTCTTTCGCTCCGGAAGTTTTAAGACAACCGGGAATCTTAGAGAAAGCTCTTAGAGACCCCGATGCTGTCATTGGTCTTTTTGACCAAATCGAAACTGACCAAAATTCCTTTGCATATATGGAAGAAACAACCTTCACAAATGCTGCTGCAGAACAAGCTGAAGAAGCTACAACTGCTGAGGCTGCATTAGACTTTACAGAGCAAACAGCTCCAATCAGAAAGATTGGCGTTTTCTTGCCTGTTACTGAAGAACTTCTTGCAGATGTTGCTGGAATTCAAGGTTATGTAAACTCAAGACTGTCAACAATGATGAAGTTA